GAAAGTGTCGGCGTAACACATCCTGGGCTTTCTTATCCCATTCAACTGATGCAACTACTTTTACACCAGCTCGTTCTAGTGCTAAATCAAAGCCACCTACACCTGCAAACAATGAAACTGCAGTTATCACTTGCTCCCCCATCCTTCACCCTTGAGAACAATGCCCCCAAGTGAATACTTGCGTTGCATTAACTTCTTCTTGCAACTTTCGCAGATGATGCGCTTCTCATCATCCATTTCAAAAAACACTTCAGCAATATGCCCACAATCGCAAGTGAATTCATAAAAAGGCATTACTTCCCCCGTTCGTTAAGTCTTGCGTGGCGTTGCAGGAATCGAACCTGCAGTTGCATCCCCCGATGCAATCCCTCATCTGTGAACCATCACAACGCCGATCTCTTGGGGCAGAAAGGACAAGCACCCCAAGAAGTTTAGTTAATTGGTTTTGCTCCCAGTTGTGCCAGCAATGCTTGAACGGCTGGGTCGTTGATGTTGGCAGGGGCAGGTGCCGCTGCAACTGGCGAAGGCGCTTGCGCACCAGCGTTGCCAATAAATGCGTTTGCCTTTGCCACTGCATCAGCATCGCCTGTTGCATCTACAAGAATCCACGGCGCAGACTTTCCAGGCTTTGCCGACCCCTGACCAATGCGTGCCAATACCTTTTGGCCGATCTTTGTTTTCAATGCGTTCTTCAAAGCTACATTAAAGAACAACACTGATTCGTGGCTGAGGCCAGTATCTAAATCATTGATGCGTACTTCAATTGCATCGGCATCACCGTGAACTGTTGGGATGCCAGTTTTGTATTCGATTGCTTCAAGAATCAATAGGTGGCCGTTAAGGTCGGCAACCTTTACTGATTCTGTGTTACTGCTAGGTGCTGAAAAAGCCATTTGGCTTTCCCCCGTTTCTTTTTGGTTGGGTGTTAGTTTGTTTCTAACTCTGTTGGTGGTGTGAGTTCAGCCAATTCTTTGGCAATATCGTTAATTGTTTTGGCAGGAATACCGCATCCGCAACCATCGCGCTCACACATTAGATGTAATCCTCAATTATTGGGCAAGGATAAGGTACTAATTTAATCATCGTGCTGCACTCTTGGCATAAACCATAATTAGATATGTGCAACTCTAAAAGGTAAGGAACATCATCTGTTGGATAATGAGCCTTTGTAATAAATTCGTTAGACATTGGCCACCTCAGTTTCGCCATTGCAAGCGACTGATAGATCAGTGCTGAAAGGGCGATAGTAAGGGCAATACATACACATTCTGCTAGGTGTTGCTGGAATCAGCGGCCACATCGCAGGTGTAGTTTCAACATCAATGGTAGATAGCAATAAATAGACTGAATCAAGGCGAGCAAGTGCATCAAGTGCTGCCTGCTCATCGTAATCAAACAATTCAATGTGCATATCCTCAATGGAACCGCCTGTTGGCAAGAAAACAAGGCCAACCTTATTTACCTGCACACCTTGCTGGGCTTTTCCATATCCGTAAAGCTGAACCTGAGTAATCTGTTGGGCGTTGGCACCTTCACTGCGCTTGGCTTTTACACCTGCAGGTGATGTGGTTTTCCAGTCCAAGACATAACCTTTTTCAATGTCGAAAAGGTCAATGGTGCCTGAAAGATTGGCGCGAATCTTTACTTTCTGCTCAACCTCATAACGATCAGGCATCGTGCTAAAAATACCTTCAAGAAATGAATGGATGGCGGTGCCGACATTGGCAGCCCAGGAACCGCCACCCGATTCATTTGCCTTATCCCAATCAAGCAACTTGTAGGCAAGTCTGCGTACACATTCTTGGCCTACTTCAGATGGGCCGATGTAAACCTGTTGGCTTCGCGGTGACCACTTACTTGCTTCACTGATGATGCCACCAAGTTCAACGGCTAACTGTTGTGCTGGATTGTGTAAAGGCGTAAATGTCATTTGTTAATTGTCCTCATTCACAATAGAGAATCTTCGGGATGTAGATACTATCTCAAGAGCCTCTATAACTTGTGCAGGTAGGATTTCACGGGCGCGTTTGGTGTCAAAGCGCCTTGATTCAACAAATGAATAACGAACAACTGGGCGGTTTAAGAACATGAGCAACATCTGCAACTTCTTGCAGTTCCTTGATCTTGGCAATGGCAGATTTATACTGCTCCAGCCAAGCGGCAGTGTTGGCATCAAAATCCACCACGCCTGTTCCTGATTCTACGCTCATATTGACCCCCATCAATAATAGTTTTTGCGTTTGAAATGTTCCCACGCCCCGCAAGGACCGCTAGAACCATACTTTCTGCCTATGTAGGCCAGTGCCGCAACAGTTTGAGCAACAGTTGATTTACTGCGCTTCATCCCAAGATTTTTGTAAGTGCCATCCAATAACTGCCCAACACCTGATGCGGTGCTAGTTGGATTTTTCTTATCCATCCAGGCGCTTTCTTTACTCATAAGAGCATTGAAACACTTGAACTGATGTGCGGTAAGTAGCTCGCGAGCCACTTCTTTTGGATTAACCTGCATTAACGCTGGGCGATCTTTGTAAATCACCAGTTGCGGTACTGCAGGCGGTGCCATTATTGCTTGAACTGATAGTGAAGTGCCTACGCTAACCACGATGATTAACCCAAGCCTTCGGATAAGTTTTTTATCTGTTGGTGTAATGAATCTGCTCCTTGTTCAGTTGCTGACCACTTGCTCACAACTCGCTTTGCATAACTAGGCGATGTGTTCAATTGGCCTGCAATTTCGTTAGCAGATAATCCTTTTTTATGTAAGTGAATAATGTTGAGTGCCATACCTTTGAAGGTGACATTCTTTTCCCTTACAACAACTGCATCTCTTTCGGCTGGCGATTTGCCACCCCAAATGCCGTGAATTATCTGTTTTTCTAGTGCGTACTCCAAACACTCCTTTTCGTGAATACAACTCGCGCATATCGCTTTGAGTTGGTGCAGTCTTTCTGCCTCTTGTGTGCGGTTGTCAGGAAAGAATAAATCCTTGTCCGTGGCATCTGCACACTTGGCTTCAGCAAATCGCGGTAGATCAACAAAGAAATCAAATGTGTTCATTGCTTTTCTGCCAGCCATTGTTGAAGGTCCTGGATTACCCAGGCTTTTTCAATCCCAGCGTTTCGGCGCTTGAGAATGATGTAATGCAATGGCACCTCAGATAAACCGCGAGCCTTTGCATAGTTTTCTGCCTCAACTTCAGCTTCACGCCAAAATTCAGGCAAACTTATTGTTTTACGATTCTTGAGTTCAAGAATGTATTGCTTGCCAGCAATGATTGCGACTAGATCGCCTTCATCGTTTTTACCCGCCTTCACCAAACGCTCACACAAGGCACCAGCACTGCGAAGCCAACGCATAACATCGGTTTCAAATTGTGCGCCCTTGCGCCCGTTTGGATTAGCCATTGAGTTATTTAACCGCCTTCAAAGATGGGTAGTTGGTGCCAGCCTCACGGCTGATGCGAGCAAACTTAACTGCACGAATCAAATCTTCAGCCAAAATAAGTGCTTCTTGCTCAGTCATATTGCAAAGCAATGGTGCGTTCTCGCCTAAGTTATCGCGTGCATTATCTAGGTGTTCAAAATAGCCTTCAGCCTTCACACTGCGATCAGCCGAATGGCGCAGCAAATCCAAATCATCTAATTCGTAGGCACCCACAACATCTTGCACTAAATCTTTCACTGCATCTTGTTCTTCAAGATATAGCGCAATGCTGCCATCTGAATGATTATGAATTGAAAATAGTGGTTCGCGTGGTTGCTTTTCTAAATTCATTCGCCTTCACCAATTTCAAAAGCTGCAATGATGATGAGATACAGGCAAATAATTCCGATAAACCCACAAACTAAACCTAACCAAAACATTTGTTTCCTTTCCGTTCAAAGTAGGTGTGCGCATACTACACACATCTGAACGCTGCAACGGCTTAGGCTCGCTGAACCTCTATTTGAAAAGGTGCGGCGGTGTTTATGTCGTATTTGGCAGCAATCGCCAACGCCTCAAGAATTCGATCAGTTGCCCATTCAGAGTTGGCAAGGTTGGGCAGTTGCCCCGCCAATGCGCCAAGCGCGTAGGCACTGCCACTGCCGACCCCATAAAGTCCATCTGAAGATTGGGTAACGCTCAAGTCATCGCCAATTTCAAATACATTGCCAGCAAATGCCAACAGGTATGAATAACTGATTCCATCTTTGGTGTAATCAAATCCCTGCATCTTGAACGCTGCAATGATGCTTGGGATGATCTTTCGACCCATAAAGGTAACTGGGTTAGTGCCATCGTAGGCTGGCGGTGTCCAGTTGTAGGTCAAAACATCCCCTGGCCTGCAATCACCACTCACGGCTAATAGGTACTTTTTTAGCTTCACAATCTTGGGTGTGCTGGGCGAGATGATGCGCTTATCCCCATCAGTCACCTGAGAGTCTGCCCCTAGAATGGCAAAATCAGGCCCCTGGAAGGCAATTAGCGTGGTCATTGGCCAAGTGTAGGGCAATGGCCTGAAAAGGCGTGGAAACCCTAGCAATTCCCCAATTTCTTCGGGTTCCCACGCCTTGATCTGACCCTAACACGCCCAAAAAGCGTTATCAAATCGTTACCAAAACACCCCCTTTGGATTGGTGTCTGTATATACAAAATGGTAGGGTTGTCTTATTGGAAAACGAACGGGTTTCCGGATAGCAAAATGACTACAAGAGAAGAAGCATTACAACTATTTGATGCAGGAATTCCAAACGAGATTGAAGATTCATTTTACAAATCAATGTTGAACGGGCATCGCTGGGGATGGCATCAAACACCATTTCTATTGTGTCCAGCCTGTGACAGAAATGTTGGTGCATAATGCCAAAGAAATGTTGCGATCTTGTGTATTGGAAACACAACGAAGGTTGGGATGTTTACAAAAAAGATGATTGCCAATTTGTTAATAATGAATGGATTCCAAATTGGTTTGATTCTTTCATTGTTGAAGATGCACCAACAAAGAAAGATGCAATCAAATCAATTAGCGAATTTCATGTTTTAGGGATGTGCTTAGTATGAAAATCAAAGATGTTGCTGATTACCATTTAGAACAAGCAAAAGAAGCAAACTCTTGCAACGAACGCGAGCAAGAGCAATACCACCTTGAGATGCTTTCAGCATTATTAGAAGAAATGGGCAAATGATGAACAATCGTTTATGGGTCAATGATGATGGAACAGTTACTTGTGACAATCACGCAGGTATGTATTTGCGATCAGCTTTTCAAGCAAAACCAAAAGTAATCAAACACAAAACACCACTTGGAACTTGGTGCGCCTATTACACAAATCTTTTGGGTGGCGAAAACCTAGTGTGTGAAACCTGCGTTCCGTGGAATTCACCCGATCATCCATACAACAAGTTAAAGGCAGGTGCATAAATGTTTTCAACCAACTACACCTGCAAGTGCAATGCCTGCAAAGAAACATTTGAATCAGTGATGAAAGTTAATTTATGTCTGCCCTGCTTTGAGGCATACCTAGCGAATTTGGAGAATAACTAAATGGGTGCTTACAAAGAATTGGTAATTGATATTGCTGACACAATGTTTCAAATCAGCCGTGATCTCAACAATGCAAGTGAATCAGGTGATTTTGATTTGATGAAGGAATCACTGCGCAGGGCAATTGTTAACTCAGCCCTGACCATTGCACACATTCAAGAATTGGAGAATAAGTAATGATTACAAAGCGTGGCAAGCGCGTACGCGCAGTTGCAATTGCACTTGGCATAATCTTGGCTTGGCAGATTGCTGCAAACCTTTGGTGGGTTGGCATTGATGCACCAACGGTTGAGTTTCTTGGCTGGTGTTGGGGTTCAATGACTGAGTGCGTGGTTCTATGACACCGCTTAGATCAATCCGCGTTGATGCCGACTTGTGGCAACTGGCATTAGAAAAAGCGCGAAATGAAGGCACCACCGCCACCGCAATCATCATTCAAGCATTGCGCGAATACATCAAATAATTAAGAAACGAAAAACCCCCCGCAGGAACGGCTGCAGGGGGTTTTTCTATGGGGGCGTTTTCGCGCCTAAAACTTAATCTGTGGCGATCTCGCCAGCGATTGAAAAATATGCAGCGCCATCCACAAAACTATCAAGGTGATCAGGTGATTCAATCAACCTAGCAACTTTGACAAGTGCAAGGCAGATCGCAGCTTGAGATGGAGAAATCTCTTGTTCTAAATAAATTGACCATAAACCAGCAATGCGCTGATGATTTGTTAATGGTTTTCCATAATTCTTATTGCGATCACCGTGAGTAAGGTGCTTGGCTTCATCTAAGATTTCACCGCGTTCCATCATCCCCCATTTCATACCAGCCATCGCCCCAAAGGGTTAATAATCGCTGAAAGTAAGCCTCGTATTGAAGGGCGATAGTATCAAGGTTATAGAGCGAAACTGCACGGTTTCGCACTTTTTGCCGATCTAGGTATTTGACCCCTTCGGCTGCCTGCACAAATTCACGCAAAGTACGGCATCTAAACCCTGAACTCTCAGGGTTGTTTTCTGTAAATGCACCCCAATCAGTTGTGATTGTAGGTGTGCCACAAGCCTGTGATTCGATCACCACATTGCCAAAAGGTTCTACATAGAGAGTTGGCGCAAATGTTGCTATTGCTCCACCCATCAGTTTAGCTCGTTGTTCGGGTCCGACTGAACCAACAAACTCGCCATACCCGCTTTGCTCACCAGGCCCCGCCAAGATGAGCCGCTTGCCTAATCGCTCGCAAACTTCTTGGGCAATTCTGTATCCCTTGCGATCAATTAACCGACCAATAAACAGGTAATACTCACCCTTTTCATCGCCCTTGCCATCTCCCAGTGGGAACATCTCAGGTTCTAAATAGCCAGGAATCACTGCATCATAGAACTGGCCATCGGCAGTTGTTGGGTTTTTCCACCCTGCATAGATTGAGTGCATCCAGGCATAGGATTCAAACACCCGATACTTGGCAAACACACCGCCGTAGCCAACGCCA